AAGCCCACGCTTAGCGTCAACGTGGGCATCTACGGCTATGACCTGATCGCCTACCGGAAGTTCATCGAGGAAAACCCGGTGGAGGTGCAGGGCATTGTGAAGCTGGGCGAGGTCTTTCAAAACCCCGCCGACGCGCTGCTCGACCCGCGCGTGGTCGCCCTTGAGCACCGCCTGATAGACGCGCAGGGCGAGGTCGGCCTGGGCCTGGGCAGCGAGCCAAACCAGATATGCGCGGTGGCGCACCCCAACCGCATCGACCACTACGTGGCCGAGATGCTGCGCCCCGAGGCCTACGGGCGCTACATGGACGACTTCTACCTGATCCACGAGTCCAAGGAGTACCTGCAAGTGTGCCTTCTGCTGATAGAGCACGAGTGCGCGAAGCTCGGCATCGCGCTGAACCCGCGCAAGACCCGCGTGGTGAAGCTGACGCGCGGCTTCACGTGGCTGAAGAAGCGCATCTTCTACACCGAAACGGGCCGCATCGTCATGAAGCCGTGCCGCGACTCCATCACGCGCGAGCGACGCAAGCTGAAGAAGATGGCCCGCATGGTGGCCGAGGGGGTCATGACGCCCGAGCAGGTGCAGCAGAGCTACCAGAGCTGGCGCGGCGGCATGGCTCACTTGGACGCGCACCGCAGCGTGCTGGCCATGGACGCGCTGTACCGCAGCCTGTTCGAAAATCTCGCGGGGGGGGTTGCTCAATGCAATCAAGCCCGAGAGACGATTTGGGCGGAACGCCCTCGCCATAGCGGAAGGGCGGCAACTCAAAACGGCGGCCTAGACGGGTCGAAAACGAAATAACCAAGACAGCGAAGGCGTGCTGCGGCGCGCCTTCTTTCTTCGCGCCCGCCCAAACGGCCAGGCAATCTCACGGCGCTAATACGATGGCGGCACATTCCCCGATAAGGAAGGAGTCCGCATGGACACTGAGGAAGACATGCCGCGCCCCGACGAGCTTCGAGACGGCACCCTGGCCGAGGTCAACGCCCTGCGCGACCTGCTGTCGCAGATCGGCGACCCCGACGCGGCGCACGACGCGGGCGTTATCGACGATGACGAGTACGTGGAGCGGAAGGCGCGAAAGCTCGCCTACACCTCCGCGCTCGCCGCCTACGCCAACGGCGAGGTGCCCGACCTCCCGGCGCTGCTCGAACAGATGCGCGAGCAGGCGTCCCAGCCGACGCAGACCGAGACCAACACGGCGAACATCGACTACCTGCTCATGACCGTGGGAGGTGACCAGTAATGGCTACGAAGAAAACCGTTGAGCATTCCAAGCACTTCGCGAAGGTCAAGAAGTACTACGACAAAGACCTTTGGAGCAAGGCGCGCGTCTACAAGGCCGTCGAGTGCAAATGGATCACCGCCGACGAGTACAAGGAAATCACCGGCGAGGAGTACACGGCCGAATAGGCGGAAGGAGGGCGCCCAGGATGGAAGCGCTCAAACTTTTTGCGCCTTACGGACCGGCTTGGCTTGGAGGTGTGCTCCTGACGCTCGTTGCGTTCTACTTCGGGAGACAGTTTCTCGAGGAGTACAAACGCCAAAACCAGCGGAAGGGCGAGCTCGATCTGAAACGCGAGGAGCGCAAGCAGGCCGAAGTCGACGAGAGGGCGCAGCGCGACCGCGAGCGGTCCCAAATGGAGGGGCGCATCGCCGCCCAGATGGAGCGCAGCAACACCCTGATTGAAGGAATGAAAACGCTCATGGAGTCGGTTGTCGCGTCAAATGACGTCCTTCACGCAGACTTGGTCAACAGCCAGGCGCGCAGCCAGGGCATGGCAGAGAAGGTCGACCATATCTACGACCGAGTTGACCTCATGTACAACAAGGAGGCAGGGAGATAGAGATGACTGATATACAGGCAGGGCTCACGGTGCTGACCGTCCTCGTGGTGCCCTATATCGTGCAGGCTATCAAGACGAAGGCGATGACTGGCAATGTTGCCCGCTGGACGGCCATTGCAGTATCGGCGCTGTGCGGCGCATTGACGGCCATGGCCGGGGGTATGCCGACTGACCCCACGGCGTGGGTTACGTCCATCTTCGCCGCGGTAGGCGGCGTGCAGGTGGCCTACGCCGCCTTCAAGAGCGTTGGCGTTACCGACAAGTGGCTCGACGCGCTCTTGGCGCTCGGCGACGTGAAGAAGGAGGGCTAGCCATGGATGACGAGACCTTTGAAGAGCTTAACGACGGAAGGGGCGACGATGACGAAGAGTAGCCTCTGCACCTACGCCAACATCACTGGCAACCGCAACAGCGGGCGTTCGGGCAATCGCGTTTGCAAGATCACGCCGCACTACATGGCGGCCCATTGGACGGGCAGGCAGTGCGCCGACTACTTCGCAGCGACCGCGCGCCAGGCAAGCTCGAACTACTGCATCGGCTACGACGGCGACATCGCCATGAGCGTGGACGAGGGCGACCGCGCCTGGACTTCCGCTAGCAAGTGGAACGACGACCGCGCCATCACGATCGAGTGCGCGAACAACGCAGACTCCTCGCTCACCGACGCCACGTGGGCCGCGCTCGTCAACTTGTGCGCCGACATCTGCCGCCGCTACGGCTTCCGCCTCGCATACGACGGAACGCGAAGCGCCACGCTCACCGAGCACCGCATGTTCTCCTCGACCGATTGCCCCGGCGCGTGGCTGCATGCCCGCATGGATCAGCTCGCATCCGAGGTGAACGCGATTCTCGACGGCGGCAGCGCCCCGACCGTCCCGCCATCGGTACCGGCAGAGCAGCCGAGCGCCACCGGCAAGGAGGGTACAGGCTTCAACGGAACCTACCGCTGCACAGTCGATTGCCTGAACGTCAGAGACGCGCCGGCGCTTTCAGGCTCCGTGGTAGCCTCCTACGGCAAGGGCGAGACAGTCAACCTCGATGACTGGTATTGCATCGCGGACGGCTACGTGTGGGGACGCTACACCAGCGACAGCGGTCATACTCGCTACATCGCCGTCGGCAAGCCCACGGGAGGCTACGACCCGAACGACTACCTCGTGCGCGTCGGCACCGCGCAGGCGCAGACCAGCAACTCGGCGGGAACGTACCGCATCTGCGTCGATGCCCTGAACGTGCGCTCCGGTGCTGGCACCGGCTACTCGACCGTCGCAACCTACCATCGCGGGGAGACTGTGACGCTCGACGGCACGTTCGCATCGGCCGACGGCTACGTTTGGGGCCGCTATACGGGCGGTTCCGGCTACAAGCGCTGGATCGCCGTGGAAACCGCCTCCAGCGAGAAGTACGCAGAGAAGGTGTAGGCGATGCCGTACCCAAGCCCTGCCGACGAAGACCGCAACGGCGGGTGCGGCCCGCTTGTGGCGGCGGTAATCCTGCTGCTCATCGTGTTTGCCGCCGCCTCGTGCGCCAGGCAGGCCATGGGGGCGCAGGACATGACGGTATCGCCCGCGCGAACCGATGGCCCGATTTACGATTTGCCGGATGGCGTGCATCAGGAAATCGTGTGCGATAAGCTCAACCGCGAGTACCTTCTGCTCACGACAGACGAGGGCGGCGTGTACCTCATGCCGTACCTCGACGAGCACGGTGACCAGGCGATTATGCCGCAAGCCTAG